TTATCGGAACACTTCAAGCGGGATACACTGATTTCCATTATCTAAGACCTATTTGGCAAAGAACAACTGAAAAGGATGCCCTTGTTGGTATTTCAATGACAGGTATTGGTTCAGGAGCGGTTCTCGGGTTGAATATGAAGGCAGCTGCAAGAGTTGTAAAAGAAGAAAACAAAAGAGTTGCTGATTCAATTGGTATCAATCCTGCAGCAAGAACAACAACCGTTAAACCAGCGGGAACAACATCTTTGACTTTGGGCACTTCATCAGGAATCCATGCATGGCATAATGATTACTATATCAGAAGAGTGAGGGTTGGAAAGAATGAATCAATTTATTCATACTTAAAGAGTAACCACTCCGAACTTGTTGAAGACGAGTATTTTAGACCACACGACACCGCTGTAATCGGTATTCCACAAAGAGCACCCGAAGGGTCAATTCTTAGAAACGAATCACCAATTCAATTACTTGAAAGGGTTAAAAGAGTTCAACAAGAATGGATTAAACCTGGTCACAAAAGTGGTTCAAACGCCCACAACGTTTCGGCAACCGTATCTATTCGTGAACACGAATGGCCCGCGGTTGGAGAATGGATGTGGGAAAACAAAGAATATTATAATGGTCTTTCGGTTCTTCCTTACGATGGTGGAACCTACATACAATCACCTTTTGAAGATTGTACAAAAGAAAAATACGAAGAACTCATGGCAACACTCAAAGATGTTGACCTCTCCAAAATTGTTGAAGTTGATGACAACACTGATTTGAGTGGAGAAGTCGCATGTGCTGGTGGGGCTTGTGAAATTGTAATGGCATAATGTCAAAAGAAATAAATAAAAAAAATCGGAGGGAGAAGAAAGAACTTCTCCCTTCTGATTTTTATATGGAAGGTACAAGAAAAGTTTTTACTGAAGAGTGGCACAAGAAAAGAGGATATTGTTGTGGATCGGGTTGTAGACATTGTCCATTCATTCCCAAACATCATAGGGGGATTACCACTACAAATGAAAAATAAAGAAAGTATATTTATATCAATATGGGTGATGGAACTACATATGGTATAAATTTTCCTTTTCGTGATTCTCTTCGTGGTGATTATTTGGATTTGACAAACACAGCAAATCAAGAAATCAGAGCTGATTTGATAAACTTACTTCTGACACGAAAAGGTGCTAGATATTATTTACCTGACTTTGGTACAAGATTATATGAATTTATTTTTGAACCTATGGACGGATTGACTTTTGATGCAATTGAATCGGACATCCGTGACAACGTAGAAAAGTATATTCCAAATCTACTAATCAATAGTATAACTATTGAACCTTTGGACCCAAGTGAAGAGGCGGAGGAGGACGATATTGTTAGCGATCAACCATCACCGGTTTACAGATATCCTGGCAAAGGTGTTGCAGAATATACGGCTAAAGTTAAAATAGACTATTCGGTTCAAAGTTCGACTTTCGCAAGTAGTGATTTTGTTATTATCAATATTTAAAATAGATGGCAAATCGTAGGATATCATATACAGTAAGAGATTTTGAAGGTATAAGGGAGGAATTACAACAGTACGTTAGAATTTATTACCCTGAACTAATTCAAAATTTTAATGATGCATCAGTTTTTTCAGTATTTCTCGATCTCAATGCGGCAGTTGCAGATAATCTTCATTTTCACATTGATAGAAGTATTCAAGAAACTGTCCTACAATATGCCCAACAGAGATCTTCGATTTATAATATAGCTAGAACTTATGGATTAAAATTACCAGGTCAAAGACCATCGGTAGCCTTGGTTGACTTTTCGATAACCGTCCCTGCGTTTGGAGATAAAGAAGATGAAAGATATCTTGGTACTCTCAGAAGAGGGTCGCAAGTTGTTGGTGCAGGACAAGTATTTGAAAATGTAGAAGATATTGATTTTGCTTCTCCTTACAATTCACAAGGTTTTCCCAATAGACTCAAGATTCCTAACTTCGATGCAAGTAATCGTATCATCAATTATACAATTACCAAAAGAGAAATTGTTGTAAACGGTATTACTAAAGTTTTCAAAAGAGTAATCGGACCAAGTGACGTAAGACCTTTCTTCGAAGTATTTTTACCTGAAAAAAATGTTCTCGGTATCACAAGTGTTCTACTTAAAGACGGAACTAGTTATACCACAGTGCCAACAGTAAATGAGTTTCTTGGTGTAGAAAACAGGTGGTACGAAGTAGATGCACTTGCTGAAGACAGAATCTTCATCGAAGATCCAACAAAGGTATCTGACCAACCTGGTATCAAAGTAGGGAAATATCTACAGACCACCGATAGATTCATCACTGAATTCACGCCAGAAGGGTTCTTGAAAATGACACTCGGAGGAGGGACCTCTACATCACAAGAAGCTCTGAATCAATTCACTAACTTAGGTATACCTCTAAATTTACAGTTATATCAGAATAACATGTCCTTGGGATCTGCACTTAGATCCAACACAACTTTGTTCATTCAATATAGAACGGGTGGTGGATTGTCAACCAACTTGGGAACAAACGTGATTAATCAGATTGGAACTGTGAGTTTCTTTGTTAATGGACCATCCGACAATATTAACCAACAGGTAATTGGTTCTTTAAGATGTAACAACGTAACAGCAGCAATTGGTGGTGCAAACCAACCCACCGTAGAAGAATCAAGAAATTATGTGGCATTTAACTTCGCTTCGCAAAATAGGGCAGTGACGGTTAATGATTACGAAGCCTTAGTTAGAAAAATGCCTTCTCAATTTGGTGCTCCAGCAAAAGTTGCCATCACTGAAAACAACAATAAAATCAACGTTCAGATCCTTTCATACGACACAACAGGTAAACTGACATCTATTGTTTCAAACACTCTGAAACAAAACCTTGCAAACTATCTTTCGAATTACAGAATGATGAATGATTACATTTCTATTGAAACCGCAGAAGTGATTGATTTGAGTTTTGACATATCTGTTGTGTTAGACTCAACACAAAACCAAGGTCAGGTAATTACCAATATAATCAACAAGGTTTCACTTTTCATGAATCCACAAACAAGAAATCTCGGACAGAATATCTATCTCTCTGAACTGAGTAGTATAATTCAAGATGAAAATGGGGTGATAACTGTAACCGGTATCGATGTCGTAAATGAAGTTGGGGGACAATACTCAGGATTCCAAACCTCAATGCCTTATTCAGATGACGAACTCAGATTAATCAAACCAATCGACGACACACTTTTCGCACAACCCAATCAAGTATATCAGATTAGATATCCAAATAAAGACATTAGAGTCAGGGTCAAAAACTTCCAAAACGTTCAGTTCTCCTAAGTTAGACTTATCATTATTGATAACGCCCATTCTTTAAAAATGGTGGATAATGTATTTATCAAAAAAGTGTTGAATGATCAATTCCTATAGGATCAAGACCCAAATTGGAGAGGACAGGGCAATCAACTTGCAGTTGGATCAAGAGTATGATTTCTTGGAAATTCTTTCCCTCAAGATACAGAGTGAAGACATTTACACAAGAAACTGTGCCGACTATGGTGTTGTGGTCGGAAGAGTTGTGGCTAACGGTGGATATGGTATTCCAAACGTTAGGGTTTCTGTTTTTGTACCTATTCAACAAGAGGATGTAAACAATGACATCATTTCAACTTTATATCCATATACTAACTTAGCCGACAAAAATGAGGATGGATATCGTTATAACTTACTTCCTTATCAGAAATCATATTCTACTCACGTACCTACTGGTACTTTTCCTGATAGGAATGACGTATTAACAAATCCAACAGTAGTTCAAGTGTATGACAAATATTACAAGTACACTGTGAAAACTAATGAAAGTGGTGACTACATGATTATGGGCGTTCCACTTGGAGATCAAACTGTCTTTATGGATTGTGATCTTTCGGACATCGGGGAGTTCAGTCTCACACCACAAGATTTAATAAGAATGGGGTTGGCCACTGAATCACAACTTAGTGGAAGCAAATTCAAAGCCTCACCCGATCTAGCAACATTACCTCAAATTATTTCATTACAAAGAAACATTGATGTATCACCACTTTGGGGGCAACCCGAAGTTTGTCAAATAGCAATTAACAGAGTTGACTTCGATTTGAGAGAAGAAGCTAATATCGAAATCAATCCTACAGCCGTTTTCATGGGATCGGTGGTCTCTGCTTCAGATAGACGAGTTTTGAGAAAGAATTGTAGACCCTCAACAGAAGCAGGAAACTTATGTGATTTGATATCAGGACCTGGAGAGATTTTGTGTTTACGTCAAACAATTGGACAGGATATCAACGGTCGGCCTGTTCTCGAACAATACGAATTCGAAGGTGGTCCTAAAGTTATTGATGGTGATGGTACTTGGTTAGTAGACTTACCTATGAACTTGGAGTACGTGGTAACAAACGAGTTCGGAGAGAAAACAGTTTCACAAGATCCAAGAGTAGGTATCCCAACTAAAGCAAAATACAGGTTTAAAATAAAGTGGGAGCAAAATCCTGATTTGGGAGAACAGACGAAAAGAGCTTACTATTTGGTGCCGAACGTAAGAGAGTATGGATGGGCATCATCTAATTTGGATCCCTCAACTTTGAATACCGGAACAACCTCATATAAGTTGTTTGAAAGATCATACGCCTTCTCTTTGGATTGGAATGACTATGGAGTCACAGGTAACACAACTGGTGACAAAATGATCCAAGATGCCATCGATTGTGAAGATAAATTCTATGAGTTCGGATATAACAAAGTTTACACTGTATCATCATTTATAGATGGATATCACAAAGGAGCTAATAGAGGTAGGTTTTTAGGAATCAAAGAAATATTAGATAGTACTTGTGATTCAACAAACAATAGATTTCCAACTAATGATGGTGTAAAGAACTTCGACTTGATATTTGTTTTATTCAACTTTTTCTTCAGTTTTATCACGCTTTTATTAATCCCACTTATGGTGGTGGTCCATATTTTAGCATTATTGTGGCCGATACTTAAAGTGGTGATAACAATTGTATTCACGGTAATCATGACCTTTATTTATGTTCTGTGTAAGATTATTGATGCCTTACCCGTAGTGAGTATAAATTGTCCTAGACCACCACGCTTCAAAGACATTTTCAATGCTTTAGGAGACCCATTTAAAAATATAAGTTTACCTACCTTGGTATATCCCGAGTGTGAATTATGCTCGTGTACCGAAGAAAGTCCTGAATCCAATGAACAAGCTCAGGAATTTATAGAAGAATCTTTAAAAACAACATCACTCACACTATTAGCGGACACACCGAATCCTTCATCATACGCAAACATCTTGGAGACAACTTATTGTCAATCCGATCCATGGTGGGGATATTGGACAACACAACCACAATCACAAATTGCAGCTCAGGATCTAGGTTTTTTGTGTGACCAACAAACGATTGATTTTTTCCACGGTGATAAATTACAAGGGATACAGAGAATACTTGCTGGTAATAATCAGGATATTTCAGGTCAAAGAACTCCAGCAACAATATGGTTGGGAGATAGATTCAGGTGCTCATTTGACTTGACCTTAACAGAAAGGTTGAATCTGTTCAATCTCAAAGGTCAGTATTTTAATCAATTTGGTGGTTGGAATCAAGTGAGGACTTATGTGGCTTCCAATATTGCTGCCAACAACGGAGCATTTCACTACGACAATACAATAACAATTTTATGTGATAATAGTTCTTTGGAAGAATTCGTTAGTGGAAGAATGATAAGTTTCCAAAACCCATTCAATTCTTTAGACCCTAACTTGGACCAAGGAAGGACTAACTTTTCAGGCTTAACGTCTGTCACAGGATTTGCCAAAAACATGGCTTCAGTCACAGTAAATTACGCTGATCCAGATTCTCCGAATTCACTTAGAAGTCAACAATATATTGTAAATCAACCAGCCGATGCAATACAAAATTGTTGGGTATCTCAAATTACGGCTGAGACTGGAACGGATTGGTATTATACTGACTGTGATGGTGTTTATCATTCTGGTAATACGCCAGTTACAGGTAATGTATGTGTGAATGATTTGTTCCCATATGATGGTGTCAGAATAACATCAGCAACTTGTCAACAACCTAAGTTCCTAAGATATGTCAAGGCCAAGTCAGATTGTGAATACTTTCAGGTTGTTACCGCTATGACTTATTCCACTTTCGCCGCACTTAATCCACCTGTTTTCAGTGGTCAAAAAAGTTTGAACGAAAGATATATTTCTGCACCCATGTATTTGTGGGAAGAACACCACGATGAAGTAGCAGGAAATATGGATAAATATTGGACAGGTTTCTATGTCACAAGGCCATTCTTCACCATATCAGATTTCCAAGACACTTTAGTCGTCATTTTACAAAGAGGAGTTGATCCTAATAGTGTAAGACAGAGAACAACTGTGGACATATCAAGGATTTGTGGTAAGCCATACGGAAATGTGATGGTTACAAGTGATTTGAAACTCAACATACCAATTCAGCCATATTTGTCTTTACCACAACATAATGATTATCCAACCAATGAAGTGAACGATGGTAGACCAATATTTTTTGAATCTTACGCAATTCAACTTGGTTCAGATTACTCCGGGTACACCACTAACATGCCTTCTTACTATTCATCATTGGACGCTAGTAAAGTAGGTGTTTCAACTCCAACAGGATCAAATGGATTCCAAGTAACACCTGGAGACACATATACCTACCTTACAAACAACAAAATCAGTATCGGACCTTCCCAAGGGCCATATACTGGTTACGTAAAGGCAAACACCTCCACGAACCAATTTGCACTAGATAACTACTATCTCGTAAATGATGGTATATGGATGAGCTCCAGCTTGAATTTCTTAGTTCCTCCAGGAAGGTTAACAAGTCCTTGGTTCAGGGTGTTCAATGCATATTACTCAGGACAACCTTGGTCTCAAGGTAAAAAAATGAATGGATATTGGAACGACGAGTATGTCGAGGGGGGTTCATATTTCTTCACTTGGCCAAGGGCGAATGTGAACTCAAACAATGATTTCACGTTTAGATACGATACATTCGTATACTTTTCACCTGTGTACCCTACAGGTCAAACAATGTCCATGGTTGCAGGTACTCAAAAGATTGTGATGAGAACCGACAGACTACCGACTTCTACATCAAGATCTGACTTTAGAAATAATAGCTACCTATTACATCAAAATACAAACTTTGCATTTTATTTCATAAGCGATGAAGGACTTGTAGAATCTTACGATAACGAAGGTGCTTCTTTTTTAATTAACGAAGCTCGTGAGGAATTGAGTCAATATGAAGATCAATTTGCAACAACATTTTCATGTGGGGGGTTAGTACCACTCAGTTGTTATTCTGGCGATTCAGAAAGTTTTGGTGTCAAACCACTTACAGATAACTGTTATAAGAAAACAAAAATGAAAGGAGGTTGTTATGTTTTTGTTAGTAAAGTTATAGTATCACTGCCGAGAGATTTCAAACAACTATCTGAGTTTAAAGCAAGAACCAGAGTAAATTTCGCCGCTTGTCGTGGAGTATTTGGACACACCTTTATAAACAATTGGGTCAATGGAGTCTTATATCATTTCCCTTTCAGAAATTTAAGATTCTTCAAATCACCAAGAGATCCAATTGATCCAAACGGACCTTATAACGTCTATTGTGATGATGTGATTACCTTACACAAACCAACTAATAATTTTTATTATAGATCATCACCGTATAACGGAACTAACTTTGTTGGTGCGGGTAGAACAGACAAAGCCACAAGGAACAACAAAGAAATTTTATTCCCAACAACTATTATGGACATGGGTCCTAGAGATGCGTTCACAAAAGAAGTGACTCTCAATGCAGATTTCTTCGGATATAACGTAAACAATATACCAACCACAACATTCAATAATCCTGCAGACATTCTCTCGTTGTTCATTCTTTCAAGACAGGTCAACTCAAAATGGTTACAGAATTTAATTGGATTGGGTGATGGTGCAATTAATAGTTTCTTCACAAGAGACAAAAGAAAAATTGATGGTGACTATGCACAAATGATTTCAATTAACTCAGAGCTTGGTGTAAGAGAGTTTAATTTTGAGGCGTACACGGCACAATCAGGTACAAGCACCAATAATCCATTTTATGTTGGAATGGATAGATCAAGTAACCCTGTTATGGGAATATTCTTTTCTTCCAATACACAAACTAGAGATTTCGTTTCCCCACGTAGAATAATTCGTAATGATAATGTGGATTACAACGTGGCGGTCTATGATTACTTAGGTAACAAATCACAAGAGATACCATTTTATAGTTGGAATACTCGTGATAGTAACGCAATTTTTGGTAATGAACAAAATGATTGGAGAACTAGTAGTATACAGAAAAACTTTTATCAGAATTTCAATAGAACAAACATCACCTCTAATTATTTTATGGGTGAGAACCCTAAGGCTGATTTCATGAAAGGGTATATCTACAACAGAAGTAATGTTCTGTTCAGACCAGGCACATTAGAGGAAGCTTACCAATTCGAAGGAGATAAGAATACTTCCAACTCCCCGAGTTATGATCCGATAAATTTGAATACATATTTTACAGTTGGACTACCTTATCATTTTTATTTCGGTTTGGGAGTAGGGAAGTCAGCAATGAACAGGTTTGTTAAAAAATACGTACCAACAGAGTGACAAATGGAACAACCATAATACCAAGTAGGTTACGATTCAAGTCGGCCCCAACTGTTGATCAACAAGTTAATTTTGATTTGGAGTCCAAAGAGAATGAATTGACTGAATATGATAGGATTGCAACTGTGAACTTGGCTTTGTTGTTCGATGCAGAAAGACAGGGGTCCACAACATTCAGACCTACGTTCAAAATATCACCTGTTTATGACAACGCTTACACGGGCACTACGGATTATAATCCATTCTTATACAACCTTTGGTATGTCGACTCAGCTAGTTCATTTTTGAGTACAACTTGGAGGGGTTTCCCACAATATTATGAGTTTGAGTTTTTCAGACCAAATTTAGTGGATCAACATATACCATATACACCAAAGAGTGCATACACCTATAACTGGACTTATTATTTGAGTTTACCATTTGAAAACAATTATACTAAAGATTTGTTTTGGACTGACAGTATTAATTCAATTAGTTGGAAAGCCCAAGATGGAATACCTTTTATCATTAGGAATACTACTAACAACGGCACCAACGATATATCGTTTGTTTGTATATCTGAGCACAATTTGAACGTGGGTGAGTATGTTGAGTTGTCTATCTCATACGACAACAATAACTTGTTTCAGGTCAATACCTTAGGTGATGGCACTTTCGGATCTGACTTATACATTTTCAATCTCAGAAATGTTGGGTATACCGGAAATACATTCGACAATGATGTAGTAGGTACTTTCAAAAAAATTATTGATATCACCAATTCGGGAGAGTCCAAATCATCCTATTACATTAAAATGCATAAAATCATAACTAATTCTAATGATTTGATTGTAACCAAAACAGGATTTGAAGAAACACCTTTTTCTTCAAATAAAAAATTCGAATTCTCATCCCTTACACCGAACAACATATCAAGAGTATCGCAAAAGAATAGTTCTTCAGTTTACACATTTACCCTAAATTACGATTTGGATATCAGAAACATCCTCGATAATCAAAAGAGGCCATTGAACGAAATTTTTCTAACAATAATTAACAAAGGCTTCTCGGGTTATTTCAACAAGCCAACACAAGGGACTGGTGTCAAACAAGGATGGCAATTCAATATTTTGGAATTAAACAATTTATATTGGGATCAAAATAATCAAATTTCAAATTCCGATATCCCTTATTCATCATACACCAAAACCAACGGGTCCACCGAAACATTCTATTACAATCAAGATTTGAAAAGTGGAGATACCATCTGTGGTGATTTTTGTGAATGGAATAACATAACACAGGAGGAGAGAATTATTTCACCTTATTACCATAAGATTGCCTATAACCAAGATGTGTTCAAAAGTGAACCATCACCAACAACAAACCCGAGTGGTTTTTATTATAGTCCACACATCGGAAACGTAATCAGAGTATTCTCTGATTATATTGAAACAGGTGAATTAGAGAATGTAGATGGAACACCATCTTGGGCATTCTACTCAACTCAACTAGAACAGTTCAGATGGAGAGACATATATTCATATGGATTCAAAGACGGATTGAATCGCGGTGTAGATTTTCCTTTTTTGAATTTTGCTCATTATCCATATCAAGCTGATTTGTTCCGAGTAATATCTGATGGTGGATATCAGATTGGGGGTTATATTGAAAATGGTGTGGAATATAAAGCGTATAAAACAAGAGGACCTGAATTCGGTCCGATAAGTGGATTCAGTTTAGGTGCAACAACGTTAGTAACCCAACCAATCATTGATGAGTGTGAATAAAAAAATATTACTTTCAGGATCTGTAGACAACAGTATCAATATTCCGGTTGATTCCCAATGGGAATTGTTGGATGTAGAGACAGATATTGCTTTATTCGAAGAAAGGGCTATCAAGGAGTTGATTGGGGTTGACAAAGATTTTGAACTTAACAGGTTTGTGCATGCTGATTATCAAGATAAGTCTGCACTTAATTATGAGTTTTATTTTCATGAAGGACCTAATCTGACATCCGAGTCAAACTGGAAAATTGACTACAGGAACATAGGATTTACAACACAAGAGATATATTATTATGCCAACTCATTCAAAAATTCTTTTTTCAAATTAGATTTTTACGACAGTCCAATAGAGTCGGAACAAACAAATTACATAACAGTAATTATCCCAACTCAACAAGGGGAAAGAATGACAACGCAGATGCAAACAACGAATGTATTAATCAAAAAACCACAATATATCCTGAATTATGTAGGAGATAAAGAAGGGTTTTTCATTTATTGGTTGAAAAAAAGAAATTTCATTGATGTTACAAGATTCTACATGACCGCAAAATTCTTCGATGCCAAAGTTGGACAATTTGTTAGAATGTTGAACAGACCACAATCATCAATCCCTGGTAACAAATTTAATTTCTCACAGAGTCAATATCTCTACTACAGAGTGGATATGGATTACGAAAAAAGAACTTATATGATCTACGACACTTTTAACGTAACCCCACAAAGGGTTGGTGGGTTGACTCCAATAAAATGGTATGAATATATTAACCCATAATGCCTAATTATAATTACGTCATATCACCTGAGGTAATCAGAGGGGATATATTCACGGTGAATGTGTCGGGAACCCCCGTTGGAGTTTACTCAGGAATGACTCAAATATTGACTGCGGGACCTGGTGGAACTTCATTGTTAACAGGACTCACTATACCAATATTGGTGACTGAAAATGTTAGTGACATGGGATATTACTCCCCTTTTGATGGTGCGGTTACACAGTTGGATGTGGTCAATAACTTTATTTTTTCGTCAACTACATCATCTCCATATGTGTATCGAGTGTACAATACATCCGATGATTTTAAAAAGTTTTTGGAGTTTGCGACTTATACTGTGGATTGGGGTGACGGGTCTCCTGTCAATAACTTCAACCAGCTAGCACCCGCTTCAATCATACATCAATACCCGACAGTTGTGAGTGCTTATACTATCACTCTAACACAAACTAATCCTTGGGGTACAAATATTATAAAGAAGGAAATCACAACTCCATACAGAAACGTTAGTATCCCGAATCCTAATAGAACGGCATTTTTCATATCCAACAATGGAAGCTGGTCCGCAACACCTGTTAGTTACGATTTTATATTTTCCGGTGACGCTGAAAACAATGTTGCAGATCAAGTATCATCGACATTCTTGACAGTTCCCTTTACGGTTTCAGGGACATCTGCTTCAAGGATACAAGAACTGGCACAATATGGTCCACAGAAATTTGTCGTTGGAGCTCCCGTTATAATTCAAAATCAACTTTTCGGGGTTGTGAATAATATATCCCCTTTATTTACGGGTTACACAATTCAAGGGGTGGATTATTATGATTTTAAAGATGGTACTACAAGATACTTTGTTCAAAGTTCAGGTCTCACACAAAATGAGTTGACTGCACAATTTTACTACAAGGATCCTGCTCTTCAAAAATCAGTTGGTGATGCCGAAGTTGTGACAAACTTTTATATTGAAAGAGGTAAAAACTCGGCTTACGAGCAAATACAAAGACTCGGTGAAGTTGATAGTTTGGGAGATCTAATAAACTATGGATACGGATTCTTCAAAGTGGAAACCAAATAAACAGATTAACTATTTATAGATAAAGATAAAAAACCATGGCAATTGCATCATACGGAACCATAAGACCAGCTGATTGTTCACCTGACGATATGGAAATTATTCTCAACTACACTACTTCAAGAGATGTAACCAATAATTTCGTTCTCAAAAAACTTGACGCTAAGACATTAATAAGACCTTATTTCAGTAATCAATCGATAGGTGGTACACCCGTTGAAATATTGGGGGGGCTGTATAACTTGACGCTTCCTGCTACAGAATTCAATGCTCTTGGAATTTACACAATGTTGATCAGACCTGCACAAATAAGGACAACAATAATCGATTGTGGTGTATTGAGTGCTTTACCTAACGTCAAAGGATTAGTTTTAGATTTAAGTTTAATACCGCAAGAGTATCTAAACAAATTTGTGCCACAAGGTCTTGTTGGTTTCAGGATTGAATATTTGAATGCGGATGGAACTAAGATACCTAATTTCTTCAGGGTGGTAACTTCTAATTTCTATTGTGAACCAGTTGTCACAAATCAGGTGAACACACAACAAAAAGCTATTAGATACAGATATACAGACAGCACTGCAAATCTTATGTTTTTGACGCTTTCACCGTCATCATCTCCAACTAACAAACC